CCCCTGACCGTATGGATGTTTTGTATGCTTGGCCAGAGAATATTCCTGATGTTCCTTTTACACCACCAACTCCTGCAATGCCAGATGACTGCAAGATTGCCAATAATTCTCTTGCGTCCTATCATAAATATTACATTGAGAAAAAAGTTAGATTCGCCAGATGGACAAATCGTGAAGCTCCACTCTGGTATTCAAATGCAATAAATACAAATAATGCCAACTTACAGTTTTTATAATAATCAGACTGGCGAACAGTTTGATGAAATGCTGAGAATTTCAGAGCGTGAGGACTATTTGAAGAATAATCCTCATGTCACCCAGGTCATTACGGCCCCATCCATCGTGAGTGGTGTCTCCACTTCAAAACAAAATAAAGTACCAGAAGGTTTCAAAGAAGTTCTTTCTAAAGTTGCTGAGGCACATCCAGAAAGTGCAACAGGCAAACGATACGGTCGCAAATCAATGAAACAAGTAAAAACAAAACAGATAGTAGATAAACATTTAGGTAAATTTTAATTTTGAGATTTTGCTTTGTTATGCCAACTTTGTAAAAGGAGAGCCCATGTCAAAGCGTTCAATGCAAAAGAAAGTCGCACTACTTCAACAAAAGTGGGATGGTGAAGTAGAAGAAAAAAACGAAATAGAAAGCGGCGATTGGAGTGCAGATAATATTGCAAAGAACCGACAAAAAATATTAGAAAGGGAGGCACCTTGGGTATTAAAAAATATGAGCATTTTTGATTACTACGACCAGTATATTAAACCACAACAGGAGGCACAAGCCGCTTAACAATGAATTTTCGTCATGTAAAACTAAGTGAATTAAATTATGACCTAGAATCTGAAACCACGGAGAAGGGTAGAGTATACAAAACTCCAGGAGGCAACCTCTACCCTTCAATTACTACGGTTCTTTCAGCATACAACAAAAAGGCCATCTACGAATGGCGTCAAAGAGTTGGTGAAGAAGTTGCCAACAAAATCTCTGCCAAGGCTTCTGGTCGTGGCACCAAGTTACACAATACAGTAGAAAAATATCTCCTTAATGAGATGACTGACATGAAATTCAAAACAATGATGCCAGACATTAAGGAAATGTTTTTTGATGTTCGCAAAGTTATTGATGCAAACATTGGTGATATCTACGGCATTGAAACACCGCTATATTCAGATAAATTGAAACTTGCAGGTCGTTGTGATTGTATCGCAGAATGGTCTGGTGAATTATCAATTGTTGACTGGAAGACTGCAAGTAAGTCCAAAGATAAGTCGTATATAGAAAATTACTTTATGCAGGCTTCGGCATATGCAGAAATGTTTGAAGAACGAACAGGCAAACCAATCAATCAAATTGTAATTGCCATTGCGGTAGAGAATGAAGGTACCCAATTGTTTGTTGAGACTAAAGAAAATTATTTGACAAACTTGCAAAAATACATTGACAATTATCACAATACCTGATACAATATAAATATAGAATTCGTTGAAGGTGACAGAAAAGTGTTCTGGACAGGGGTTCGATTCCCCTCTGGTCCACCAGAAAGCATATTAGTTCGGGCACAGGCTGGAGGCTACCCGTTAAATACTCGCCCTCAGATAGAGTGAATTCTAATATGCTTCCTAATGGGCCAGCCATGGTTTCGACAGGGCAGATGAGTAGAGAACTGGAGAATCGGTAAAGTCTAAGCCGTAATAGAGACAAAACGATAAACGCCAATGATGAGCGCTTTTTGATGGCGGCTTAAGCCATCTGAGGTTTCGCAGAGTGTCCTTATTACCCAATCACTCTGCACCAACAATTTAATATATTATGAAAATTTACATTTCCAAATACCGTAGTCATTGGCTATCTCCATACACAATACTTGAGAAGGTTTGTTTTTGGGAGAAAGACAAAGATGCGTTCTACAATCTAGAAGACCATCCAAATCACAAGTATGAGAAATGGGTGAATCGTTTAGAACCAATTTCAATTGCGATTCAGAAGTTCCTCGATTTTCTTCATCCACGAATTGAATACATTAAGATTGACAAATATGATACTTGGAACATGGACTCAATATTGTCTCCAATTATTCTGCCAATGCTCAAACAATTAAAGAAAGATAAACACGGTTCTGGTGTTGTTGATTGTGAAGATGTACCAGAGCATCTAAGATACAATACGACCGAACAATGGGAAGACCAAAAGTGTTTTGAATTCTACCATGAGCATGAAGTCGAAGAAGGTGACCGTGACATTCATGCTCGTTGGGATTGGGTGCTCGATGAAATGATTTGGGCCTTTGAACAACTCTGTGATGAGGATAACGACAAACAATTTCATTCTGGTGAACATGATATGAAGTCTGTTGCGTGTGCATGGGATGAAAATGGCAAACCAACAATGTTTACTTTTGAAAAAGGTCCCAATCATACAGCTAAGTTTGATTCGGATGCCTTTGAAAAACACCACAACCGAATCAACAACGGCACAAGATTGTTTGGTAAATATTACAGGAATCTTTGGGATTGAATACTGTTGAAAAAATTTGGGCCCGTGCTACCGGTCATTTGATGGGTCGCACCGATGATGACCGACCAGATGTTCCAATTCTCACAGTTAAAGAAGCAAGAATTGCGTTGTTTCTTAAAACTTTTTGGATTGCAATTCATGTGATTACCTGTTTTTTCATTATTGCTAATGTTGTGAGACATTGGTAATTACTAAATAATAAACCAGTCGTAATTTTCGACTGGTACACACACAAAACACACAAGGAGAATTACTATGACAAATATGTCACCCTTTGAAATAAGGCTCGAATTACTGAAAATGGCTCAGGGTATGTTGGAATCTGACCATTTTGGTAAAAGAGAAATTATAGCAAATCAATATGCAGCTGAATGTGACGCTGCGAAACAAAGAGGTGAGGAACCACCGAAACATCCAGGTTACCCATCTTTCCCATCAGAACAAGAGATTATTGCCAAAGCGCAAACACTCAATACTTTTGTTTCCAATCTTCCAGTAGAGAAGTCTTCCACTAAGAAGTCCTGATGGATTAGGGAGGCTTCGGCCTCCCTTTTAACAAGGAGAATTAAATGTTAAAATATTTTTCAATTGCTGCGATGGTTGCAGTATTGATAATTTTCGCAACATTGGGTGTAGCAGGACAACACTATGTCGATTCAAAAAGAATTATTCAACCGAAATACTCACAATTAACACCAGACGCACAAAGACAAGTTGCCTGCCTTGCAAGTAACATATACTTTGAGGCAAGAAGTGAACCAAGAGAAGGACAAATTGCCGTTGCATTTGTTACATTGAACCGAGTAGAATCATCAGACTTTCCAGACACCATTTGCGATGTGGTGAAACAGAAAAAGAAAGTCGAATCAATTGGAGATAAAAGAGTTGTTTGCCAATTTTCATGGTATTGTGAAACAACACCAAAATGGCAATATTACAATATGCTCTTGACAAATGACACTACAAAGAAGTATAATGATGTATTGAAGATTGCAATCTATGTTTATGCCAATCACGAAAAGTTAAGAGACCCAACAAACGGTTCTCTTTACTATCATGCCGATTATGTCAGACCTAATTGGCAAAATCTTGATAAACATGTTACAATCGGTAGACACATTTTTTATAAAGTTAAGGAAAATATTTAATGGAACACGATAAAATTTTTACTCTTTCAGTAGCCGCTTCTGTGCTTGCTGCAATTTTTGGCATATCGATATATCACATTACGGATAGAAATTTAATGGCAAAGAATATTGACAATGCAATCGCCAAAGGAATTAATCCATTATCGGTAAGATGTTCATATGTTCGTGGTGACGATCCAATTTGTATCACATATGCCGCAAAAGGTGAAGAAACTGTGATACAATCTAGTTCTAGTAAAAAATAGTTGAAAGGTATATTATGGCAGTTAAACAAATGACAATCAATCAACTCTCTGAACCTGACCGTGACAAACTGTTCAAGGTAATCAAAGAGTGTTCTGATTCAATGACAAGGCAAGATGCAGAAAAAGATTTTGTGCGTGAATCAATTGCAGAGACTTCAAAGAACATGCAATTACCGAAGAAGTTGATTGCAAGACTGGTGAAAGTTTATCACAAACAAAACTTTGATGAAGAAGTTGCTGTGCATGAACAATTTGAAACTTTATATGAAACGGTGGTGAAATAATGGCTCGTTATACTTTTATTTGTGAACATTTAGAATATGATATGTTTCGTGGTGAAGAAAATGGTATTGCTTCAAAACACACCACAGAATTTAATGCAGATGATTTGACAACAATGCTCGAAAACTTTGAGTTGTTTCTTCGTGGTTCTGGTTTTCATTTTGTTGGAACAATTGATGTTGTAAAACCAGAAGATGAATTTGAAGATGAAGAAGATTTTGATAATGTCGATCCACTTATCATGTCACATTTGGTCAATGATGTATTGAATCCGCCAAAGTTTAACGCAACAGGTCTTACAGGTGAAAATGCCAACTAAAGATGAAATGGCAAAGTTTGCGAAGGCGATTGAGTCGTTAGTAGCAAACACCGACTACAATTATATCGAAGCAATTGTCGAGTATTGTAGAGAAACTGGATTAGAGATTGAAGTGGCTGCATCATTGGTTAATTCAAATTTAAAGGCTAAGTTGACCAGTGATGCAATGGATTTGAATTTATTGAAAGAAAAAGGTTCTCGCCTTCCTATATGATTGATGGATACGAAGCGTTTGGTCTTTACGAATCTCTCAAACTACATTTTACAAAAGATTCATATGATTTTCACAAGTATAATGGCAAGTCAAACATTAGTGTGACTTCCTTTGAGAATCGTAAAGACAAATACCATTTCTACAAACTCAGCAGAAAGTTCAACAAGAGAGAAGACTTAATTGAATTTCTTGTTGCAAATTTTGTCGAGCGAGATGGATTGTGGGTTGGTGATTTATTGACGGAAGACGCCGAAGTGAATTATCGCAGCCGTCAAAAGATAATTCAATCGCTGTCTTACGAATTCACCGGTGACTTGGCAAAACTATTTGATGGTGTTGATGATCCAAATGAGGTAATCAAAGTAGTTGACGGTGATTATCCTATTCTGTTGACATACACTCTACAGCGAGTTATCAAAATTGAAACTTTGTGCATACTCAATTCAATTCTTAATTTCTTACCGATGTGGGATAAAAAGATTACCGACACCATACGATGGCCAGATTTAAGAAGAAAGATTATCAAGTATACCGCATTTCTTCCCAAAGATAGTGTAAAGTATAAGTTGATATTGAAAAAAGTGATAGGAAAATGATTAAGAAAATTTACTTAGATATGGATGGTGTTCTTACTGATTTCGAAGGACGCTTTGCGAAAAAGTTTGGTTATCCAGCAATGTCTGTTCGTGACCGCAAGAATTTCAGTAAAGAATGGCCACAGTTTATTGCAGATAAAGAATTTGAAACTTTAGAGTGGCTTTCAGGTGGCGAAGAACTACTGAAATTCATTCGCAAACATACAGAGATTCCTGTTGAGATGCTGACTTCATCTGGTGGTCAAAAACATCACAATGAAGTTGCTCGACAGAAAAAAGTTTGGTTAAAGAAGATGGGTATTGCATACAAACCAAATGTTGTACCAGGTCGTAAATACAAAGCAGAATATGCTGCTAAAGATGTTGTTCTAATTGATGATACGAAAGAAATTATCAACAGTTTCAATTCCGCAGGCGGCATTGGCATACACCATACAGATGTTAATATTACCGTGAAAACGCTTCAAAGTTTACTAAATAAATGATATTATGTTTTTGTGGATAAGTCGTTTATACATCGTTCATACATCGTTCATACATCGTTTAATAAGGAGTAACATATGAGTAGTTTTGCAAATTTAAAGCGTAATCGTTCTGATATCGCTAAACTTACCAAAGCAATCGAAG